ATAGATATTTAGCTACTGGACTTTTATTACTAGATGTAGTTGTTGTGCCATAAGTACTTTGACCATTATTAGCAACATCGTCAAAATCTTTTTGTGTTATATTGTATTTTGTTGTTAATTTGCTAATAACTTGGTCTGGAACACTTCCATCCTTAGCAAGTCCAGTAACGTAATTAATCATATCTCTTCTTCCTTGCGCTGTTTGATCTTTTTTACCACTATCTGACTTAAACCAATATTGATCATCTATTTGACTAGATATATCTTTATAAATATTGTTAACCTCTGTTAAGCTTTGATTAGCTGTTAATCCTCCACTACTACCACCACCACTCTTACTACTTCCAGAGCTTGTACCCATTAAAGCAGTACTTTTTTGAGTATTGGCTGTGTTAGCTTGTATATTTGCTATTTGTGCTTGATTAACATCTATTCCACTATATTTTGCAGCTGTATCAGCAATTGTACTAGCTAAGTCAGTTTTTAATTTTTCAGGTAAATTAGCTAGTTGTAGGTCATTCATAGCATTTTCAATGTCACCAGCTTGTACTTGGTTAACTATATTGTCGTAATTAGCCTTTTGAACTTCACTGTAATAGCTTAAGTCTACTGCTTTCATCTTATTAGCCATTTCTGTAGTTGCATTTTGTAAGTCTTGACCTGTTAAATTAGATTTAGCCAAATTAAGTGCAACTTGTTTTTCTTGTGGCAAATATCTATTTTCTATTTGACTAGCTTGATTTTGCAATGTTTGACCTTGTTGGGCTAATTTTGCACTCTGTAAGTCAGATATCATTTTTGTATAATCCATAGTTTTTTTATTGTTATAAGTTCCTGTCAATTTTGCCTCATTAAGTGCCTTATCTGTTAAGTATTGATTTTGTCCTAGTGTGTTTTGACCTTTGTATAATCCAGTCAATTCTGCCTCACTTAGCCCTGTATTTGTCGTATATTGGTCTCTAGCTAGAGTATTGTTACCATTAAGATATCCTGTTAATTGTGCTTGACTTAAATCATATTCTTTTTGTTTGTTAGCCTGATCTATTAAATTTTGTATCTTTTGAGCTTGTATATCTCCTTGTGCTTGTGCTATTGCACTTGCATTTCCTATATTAACATTAGATACACGACTAGCAACATCGTCTATTGCTGCTTGTTGTTGTGCTGTTAATGTGCCTAGAGTATTTTGCAAACTTGCTTGTTGTTCTGCTATGTTTCCTGCTGCCACTCCACTTCTTCGTAAGCCTCTATTTGCTAAAAATTCTTGAAAATTATTAACACCCGCTTGATTAGTTATTGCAGCCTGATTTTTTTGAGCGTAATATGCGGGGTCTATTGCTCCACGTTCTTTATTTAAAGTACCTAACGCACTTTGTTTACTTGCTTCTAATGCTGCTAATTTACTTTTTTCTTGTGCCGCTGCAAGTGCATTAATTTGATCTATCATTGCTTGTTTTTCTGCTGCTACTCGTTGAGCCTCCGATGCTGCCTTTTGTGCTTGTTGCATTGCTGCCGTTGCTTGTGCTTGTGCCGCCAAATCTGCCGCCGATGTTACTACCCTTGGAGTACCTACAATTTGTTTTGGAGCTGAATAGCTACCTGAACTACTTCCACCACTAGAATAAGAAGTAGTTATTTTAGGTGCTGCAACAGATTGAGATATTCCAGTTATTCCAGAACTTGGTTTTGGAGCTGCCGCAATAGTTGGCGAAACTGGAACACTTGCAGCAATTTTTTGTACTTGCGGTTGAGCTGCCTGTGATGTATTTAATGCTGTTATTTGTGCTGCTGTAGCAGGTTTTTTCACTACACTTTGTTGTATTATTGCCATTTTCTATCTACTTCCTTTCTATTTTATTCCATAAACTATCATTTTGCTACCTGATATAATATTTCCTACAGTGCTTAATGATATTGATGTAATATAATCCTTAATAACTTTGTGATATCCATATCCATTCCAACTATACAAATTACCATCACTGTATGCTGACTGACCTTTAAACAGTGTAGTTTTAAGATTATCTGTATCATTCGAAACATTAAAATTAATATCAAAATCAGCAAATGCGTCTGATAAAGAACTTGCATGACCACAATTTATATTTCCCAACAAAAAACCATTATTAGTGCCTTTATAGCCGCCAACACTACTTCCAGCATAAGTTATAAGTTGTGTTATATAATTTGTTGTTGTATCTCCATTTATGCGACAAAACAAAGTATCGTAAGGATCTGTTGAGTAATCTGTTCTTATTTTTGCTATAATTCTAATGTTTTTAAAAACTGTTCCGAGCCCTGTTATAGATAAGCTTTTTGTTGTTCCATTTCCTAGTGCTGTTCCCAAAACGTGATATGTAGGCCAATCCCATTTTGCATCTACGCCATCAGATGTAAGCACTTTATCACTGCTTCCTATAGCATATCTTTCAACACCTAAAAGTCCACGTCTCAATATGTCTCCACGAGTAGTTAATATATTGATATGCTTTGCAGTATCAGCAATATGAGTTGTTAAGTTGCCACTTGCACTATTAGCAAGATCATATGCATTTTTTATAGTTTCAGTAGTCCTTCCCGTTCCACCTAGATCAATAATATCACTTGCTTCTTTCGCAACTACTTCGTTAATACTTCCAACTATATTTACTTTGTTAGAAGTATTCAAACTTAGTAATGATCCTACTTTTACATCGCTTCCCAGCTTTGCATCTGTAATGGATCCATCGGCGGGAAGTCCACCTAAACCAGCTGTAACTATTTCTTGAATTGCATCTTGAACATTAGCAGCCGATAATCCACTGACCGTGTATAGTCCAATTTTCTTTGCACCTGACATAGTTTGCGCCACACTCACAAAGTCGGGAATGAAGCTATTATTGATATAGGCTTTAATATCGACAGCAACTTGATCAAATTTAGCCTTCAATTGTGCTGAACTTAGCCCATCATCTGTGTTTGGGTTATCACTTAAAGCTTGTATTGTATTAACTGTTATTGCACATGCCGTAAATGTACTCATCTTATTTCACCACCTATTGCAGTATTTAGACTTAATGACAATACTGTAAGCGTCTTATCATCATCATCTGAGGTTATTATAAACTTTATAAATGCAAATTTTTTAGCATTTATCTTAAATGAAAAAGGTTGAGGGTTATTGTTTGATGTAAAGCTGAATAAACTAAAATCCATGTTCGAAAAATCTAGCATGCTATAAAATGCTGTAAATTCTTCGCTTGTTGCTGTTTGGTCATTATTTGTTTGATAAGATAACTCGCAATAGGCTTGTTTATCTGCTTTTATGGCTAACCAAGCCCTGGAGATAAACTTTTTTAAATGACTTACTCCAAAATCCATAAAGTCACTTTGCCAATATGCAGTTATTTTCGTACCATTATCGGTATATGCCCCATTGAAAAGCATTATTTGACCATTGTTAGTGCCAAAATATAGATTATCCTCTATATCAAGAAAATAGGTAGGAGTATGTTGCAATGTGTATTTATACCACATTCCTATTCTATAATTATAGATCCAACATACTTTCCCCACACAAATTATATACTCTGCATTACAAGCAAAATCCCATGTAATTGCTTGTGTTAAATCTATAGTGTTAAGAGATGTTTGCACATTTTTAGATATATACTTTGCATTTTTTTCATCCCTAACATTAGATTGGACCCATTCGTATATTCCTTCGCATATTGTGACTGGATTATTACTTAAGGTTCGTGCTTGACCTGGAGCAATATTCCCTTTCTCAGAGTTTAAATTATAAATAGGATATATATTATTTGCTTCATCGAAATAACTGTAATATGTTTCATTTTCCTTGAAAATTAGTTGTCTGTCATACTGTCTAGCTATGTCTGTTATCGCAAATTCATCCGATCCTATTTCGTCATAGTCGTTTTCCCTGAAATAAGTTGGATCATACAGATAACTATAATACCTTCTATTTTTAAAATTAGCATTCCCCCATAAAAAAACTCTAGTATCATTACTTCCCCCAAAGAACGCCCAGTAATGACAATTTTCTATCTCTACTCTATTTCCATTGTCTTTAGTCCACTGTATTTCTACATTATTAGTGCCCGACGCTGGAGCTGAATTAAAAGCAACTTTACCAGTAGAATTCGTTACCGTATAAGTTGAAGTACTAACAGTAGATCCATTTATTTTCACCCAATCTACTCCAATTATAGACGTTTCAATTAGGAAATAATCAGTTGATGACCCATTTCCTGAAAATTGCTGACGTTTTCCATTCGAAATTATGTTAAATGGTTCGTTTGCTGTTCCGCCACCAGCTGGAGGTGTGGCAATTCTAACTAACGGAATATATCCCACTACTTCCTGATAAGTAGTACCATCCCAACTATAATATTTAACTCCATTTAGGATATATAATTTTCCTTCAAAATTAAACATTCTAGTTATTCCATCTGTCAAAGTTCCAATACTAGCACTAACAACACCTGTTCCAGTATTCATGCTATATACATTTCCATTGCACGCAAAAACAAAATAATTAGTTCCACTAAGTTTAGTATATATCATGCATCTAACACTTTTAGTAGCAATAGAAGCAAACATTTGAACATAACCATTTCTTTTAGATAATTTCAAATTATCAGTTATTCTAAAATTCATCATATCAGGGCTCTCACCCATTTGTAGCTGTGTTTGTCCTGCTTCATCTTCATTAATACCTAAAAATTTATCAATCTTTGTTAGTTGATCATTTTTCAATAATACTTCAGCCATCACAATACCCATACAGGTCATGTATCGGTTGAAAAGCCTTACTATTAAGCTTTATTCCGCCTTTCATTTCCTGATATCTTTGCAAGAAAAAATTAGACAATGTTGGATTTTCCTCTAAAATTAAATATGCAGCTAAATAATGCGTTAGCATTGTTACACTATCCATGTTATCTAGGGTTATATCATCAGTTAGGCTAGTAATTTGAGTAGGAATAGGCTTGTAAATAACTCTAACAGTACCAACAAAGTCTGGGTGAATGTATAGTAAATTTGGTTTTTCCCATCGATATGATCCAATTATACTAATATCTATGTCGTTTTCAATACTGATTATTTGATCAAGGTTCTTGAAATCTGAGGGCATAGATATTAATGTCCAGTCATCTGAAACATTAGCAAATGCTGTATCAAATGTTTTTGTAATCTCTGTATCTTTTATTATTTCCATTTGTCCAATGTTTAAGAAAATTGGAGCCTTTATACTATACATTAGTGTAGTACTAGCGTTTACGGTTCCATCGTTCTTTAACTCATCGATCAAACACATAGTCAAATCAAATATTTCTTGGGCTGTCATAATACCCTCCTTTATCAATTGAAATGGACATTACACCATGCCAATACATTAGTTCCACTATCTTTGGATTCTAAACAATGCCCAATTTCTTTAAAATGCGCATCTGCATTTGGTGGTGATGGAATTGTTCCTGTAATTGCTCTACCATCTGTATCCGCACAAAATACAACATGTCCTCTAGTGCTTGCAGTAGTATCTTTTAATAATACTTGAACTTTTCCAGCAACAACAATTTTACAACTAGATCCATCAGCAATTCCATCTTCCAGAACTACTCCAATAGCATCATATTCATTCGTTTGAGCCGAAAAACTTAAATCATATGAACTAGATGCAGAAATAACCATACCTTTTATAGATGGACTTCCAGTCTTATTTATTAAGCCAATAGTTGTTTTAACATTTTGTATATCGCTTATTATAGCTTGAATAGCAACTATTTGAGCTTGTAAACTGTCTAATTGTATCTGATCAATAATATCTTCATTGCCTAAATTTTGTATTGCTAAAAGACAATAGTTACACCTTCTCAATCTATCACCTTCTTTTATTACATAAAAACATCATTTTATTTAACTTAAGACTCTTGTGGTAACCAAGTTGGACTATATTCCTCGATACTAAATATATTCTGCATATCTTTTAAATATCTAAGATTATCCATATCCATCTGGAAAAAATACTTATTGTCTGTTTCTATTCTTTGTCTAATGGTATCCCAACTTGGGTTAGGGTTATATTCGTTTGCCATGTTTGATTCATATTGTGTCAACGCTATTTCTGCTTGTTCTAGAGTTGTGAAAACTAATACTAATGGGTAATTTAAACTTTCCATAAAACCTCCTATATTATACGATAATATTTCATTGTATTTTTATCAAATATATTTTGAATTTTATTTCCATTTAAAAGTATTATTTCGCTGATTTTACCTTTAAAGAAAGCTGATTGTAAACTACTTGTGGTTTGTCTAGCCCCAATTGTAAAAAATTCTCTTGATGTTAATGTCCCGCTAAATATATCGGTTACACCATTTTGTGTTCCATTTTTGTTTATTCTCATTTGGGTGTTTTCCCACTGAAAGCTTAATAAATTTGCGATATTAACAACAATACTATTAATATCGCTTGATGCTATATTATTAGATACACCCTCTATAAAAAAAGATGCTTGCTTGTTTACGTTTTTTATTTGTACAGAATATTGCATATTTGCTAAAGAATCTAAATTTTTTACAACTAACCATCCATCGCTAGAATATGTTTCGTCTATAAGCGAAACAATAGATGCATATAGTGGTTGATTTTTTATATCGTTGTTGTTTGTAGAAGAACACCATAACGCATCATTTAGTCCGTCAAACACCATAGTAGCACTGGAATTAATAGTATCTAATAGCCCAGCGTTTACTATCCTTGGTTCTTTAGCTGTATTATTATTAGATAGTATATCTCCATTGCATCCATACAGCAACTGAATATAACCAGAGTTAACACCAACAAAGTTCATTAATGTAGCTACATCTAACTCACCATTATTCATAAATCCAATATCCATAACTGCATTATCATTGCTACGCCTAACTCTAAAAGCTTTAGTATGTTTTTTCGTCAATTGCCTAGCAACACTACAAGCCTCGCCTAAATAACTTTCTAACCCAGATAATGGATACTGTTTTTTTGAACTAAATAACTCAGGCCTATATAATGTTTTATTATTTTTTTTCATAATAACACCTAAGCCTTTACACCTAACAATCTAATATCAAAAACAGTTGAATCTGCTGGCGTATATGCTCCTAATGTCTCTAATACACAATACAATTTTGATTCAACTAAATTTTCTGAAAATGTTAAATTTTCAATTTGACTTACAAGAGTATCGCCCTTATCTTCGGGAGTTCCAAAAGATATACTACCTAAATATTTTGATCTATCAGCCGCAATTATATTAAATGCTGAATTATCTGCAATTATAGTAGGCTGTTGGCTAAATATATGCAAAACAAAGCCACTCATTCCAGTTGGTACAGCATTTAAATAAATCATTAACATTGCTCTTAATATAATAAATCGTTGTCCTTCTGTTCCAAATTCTACTTGTATTGTGCTAGCAACTTCACTATTTACAACATCACCAATCGCATAAGCTGTGGTATTTGTTGCTCTAGTCATTGTTGTTGATCCTCTTAAATTAACATCTGCCATAAGTTTTGCCTCCTAAAAAAACTCATGGACAAACCTATAATATCTAGATTTGTCCATGGTAAGGACTATATATATTTAATTTTTATTTCTTTTTTTGATTAAGGTAAATTAATAATTGCTATCTTAACATTACTTAATGTTCCTGAACCTGCAATACTATTTGTAATATTAACATTTCCTGCACTGTCCTTGAATCTCATAGAATCCAAAGGACCTATGACCATATTTGTATTATATGCAGCGGTACAAGTCAATACACCTAAAGTATTTTGCATAAAGTCTCCTGCTGCAACAACTGTTGTAAGAGTCATTCCAGCGGTATCGTTTGTGTTTCTTATTTTTATAATAACTTTATTATCCATGCGATTAAAGTCAATTGCGACGGATGCATTTGCAGCATATTCTGTTACTGTTGCATAACTATTTCTTACTGCCGTAGACGCTGTAAAAGCCATAATCTTCACCCTTCCTATATCAAAATAAACCTATTATATCGAATTCTTAGATTGTTGTTTCTGCTGCAAAACTAGCCTTTATAACAACAAGCTCTTTTGGTCTTATAACTTTTGCTCCAAAAACGTCTAGACCTTTTATTGCATCACTGAAGCTAGATTGAGGCCTAAAAGCTTCTGTTTTTGTAATATTTCCTGCAAAACTTATAGCCTTTTTTGTTCTAGCAAAACAATAGTCATACCCACCAGAGCTATAAATATTATTACTCATAAATACTTCAAAGTTAAGAAACTTTCCAACATAACCACTAGTCAGCGTTGCATCGTTTTTTTCCACATTTATAATTTTTGCAAGTACCATTTTAGTATAGAAACTTGGAGAAACTTCTAAAACTATCATCTCATTTTTGGGAACATTATTCTTCCACAACTGTTCTAATGCACTCATAATTGTAGAAATGCAGAGAACGCTAGTTAAAGAAGTCGCTGTAATAGTTTTACCAGCTTCGGCATATTTTCCAAAAATATAACTATCGACAACATCAGACAAGCCTGCTGCTGCTTCCTGTTTGATTGAGTCCATCAAGTTACCTTTTGCCTGCCTCTTATCAATATCATCAACTTCGAAACAAAAATACTTAGATTGATCTATTATAAGTTCTGTGCTTGCACCTTGCAAATTTTCAGGTGTAATTACTGTAATATCTTTAACATAATTCGAAATCGTTGGTCTTGGTACAGTATTAATTTCTACCCTATCACCAGAGTCCGCAATTTCACCTTCATAATCAGTGTTACAATTCTTTATAGCAACGCTTTCTCTTGCCCTATCTCTAGCAATTTGAGCGCTCCAGACGGTAGGTATAAAATTGTTAAATGACATATATTATCATTCCCCTCATATTTGTTTTTCTTATTTCCATGTCTTTTGAGATTGTAATATAATATCTAGTTTAGATTCCACTTCCTTTTGAGACATTGCTTCTACTTGTGCTTTCGTGAAATATGCACTATTAGATTGACCATTTCTAGTCAAACTACTTGGACTATTAGCAGCATTTTTCTGATTTCCTTTTAGTGCTGCTAATTCTTGTTTTAGCATTTTATTTTCGTGTTTAGCATAAGCGTCTAAAATGTGTTTGCCCTGGTTAACTTCTTGCCAAACCTCGATAGGAATTGACTGTGGGTCTATATCTGGATATTCTGTTAGAAATTCGTTGTATTGTTGATTTTGTTTTTGTTTAGACTCATTTTCTTTGAGTTGATTTTCATAAGTTTCTCTAAACCTTTTATTTTCAAGTATTTCCTTAGCATATTGCTCAGGAATATTTTGCTGTATCAACTCATCTAATTTAGCTTGTTCTTGTTGTGCTTGTACTGCTTGTATATATTCATCAGGCGTCATATTATAACTTTTAGCAAGATTCTCCACGAATGATAGTCTAGGATCATTTTGCAAAGTTTGATATGACTCAAAAACCCTATCATAGTTTAAGCCCTTTTGAATATAAGTAGGAGCTTGATCTAAAGGTATTTCCATATCTTGGTGTTGGTATCTCACCCTTATAGCCTTTATAGCTTCCTGCTTTGCGTTTTCTTCTTTTTGTTCTGTAGTTTGATTTTCCACACTGGTATTCTGTGTACTATCAACACTATTATCTGTATCTATATTATCCGTATTTGGTGATACGGAGTCATTTATTTGTGTATTTTCTACATTACCCATAATTTCATCAGCCATTAACTTGTTCTCCTCTCATGGTTAGAGATTTTATATATTTTTCCTTGTCTGACTGCCTATATAAGTGAGTAGCAGGATATTTTGTATCTACATATATTTCTATATTATTACATGCAGCTCTTATGCAAAAAAACCTATCCTCGCCATCAAAGCTTATATTATATATTCTATCATAATTGCAATTTTTGTAAACATCAGTTTTTATTAAAATACATGCTCCTGTCATGCCAACTAGATAAACTCCTTTTTCTTTCCATTGCTCCATTGCTGCTATAGTAAATCCGTAAGAATCCCAGTACCAGCAATTAGGTAAATCAAGTCCATTGTTCTCCCAGTCAGTCCAAAAAATTTCAGAAATAATTTGTTTTTCTTCCTTGATCAAAGATAGCAAAGTTTTTGTCTGTACAATTACATCACTATCCACCATAAAAACATAATCAAAATTATTCCTAAGGGCAAAATCAGCAAGTCCATTTTTCATTGCTATTACATCATCTACATTCTTTCTGTCCCAATTATGACGATCTTCACTCTTCACAAAATTATTTTCTGAATTAAATATAGTATAATTTATTTTTCTACTATTACACATTTCTATTAGATTAGGCGAATTATGTAATATAAAGTGCTTTTCTACTATAACATTTTCAGGAATGATTAAATTGTCTAGAGCATTTAAGTAAAGTTCAAAAATGTCATTGTCTTCTCTTACTGGTGCACATATTAAAACTTTTTTAATTGGATTGTTGTAAGAATATAAAGCAGGATCCTCGTCCAAGATACTTCTATACTGATTAAGGTTACCCATTTTACCGTCTTTATCAAGTTTCATGTATCTAGAATATTTTTCCCACCTATCACTTTTTTTTGCCCATCCCATGTGTTTTACTTTAACACAACACTCAACATCCCATATTGCAGTCGCAACGTTGGGAAACCTTCCACAGTGTAGCTTACTATCATTTATACAAGTAGACCTAAGCAACTCAGTTACTCTACAGCAAATAATCCAAGGTCTCTTATGTGCATTCCACAAATTATCTTCTCGATATTTTAGATCTTCTCCACTTGTCCAAATATCAAAAAGTTGGAAAGCAATAGCATTTATATTGTTTGTATTAGCGACATTTATATTCGAATATAAGTTAGGTATAGTTTTTTCGTCAATTATTTCGTCTGCATCAAGACACATAATCCAATCGTTATTGTCACATTCTTGTAATGTTAACCTTAACAGCTTGTTTCTAATACTAGATTCATTTTTTGAAAAAGACAATTCTTTTTCTAGATAAATCAATTCCGTATACCTAGAACAAATATCCACAGTGTTATCCACACTGTTATCATCCAGAATTATAATTTTAGAACAAATTTTCTTCATCTGTTCTAGTGATTGTTCTAAATATCTATGACTTTCATTTTTAACTAACATCATTCCAATAATTTCATTCATTTTCTATAAGTCCTCTCTTATTATCTCTATAAGCCAAATAATGTGCTGATCCTATTATTTCTTGACTTACATGTCCAGCACATAAGTTAGTATCAACCCAAATATTGTAACCCGATTCTATAGCTTTTTCACAAAAACTTATATCTTCGCCATTATCTCTAGGAATAAAGCAGTCAAGTCCTATATTAGCAAAAACTTTAGTTTTGATTAAAGCACATGCCAAACCTATCCCAGCACACTCTATTAAACTATCTTTATTCCACTCATACCATGGTATATACTCATTGCCAACTTTATCCTTATAAAAGCATGGATTATATGGAGGAGTCCTCTTAAATGCCATCATAGAAGCTATGTCTAAATTATGTTCTAATAATTTGTCTATATCTCCATACTTTATAACCATATCCGAATCCATAAAAAAAACGTGAGTACAATTAGCTTTTAAAGCCTCTTCCACAATTTGTTGCCTTGCCTTATAAACTAGACAACAATCTATAATAGTTGTATGTGTTATAAATCTACTACCCAATCCCATCATACTAGCAACTGTTTCGAAATTAACATTTTTTGTAGTTGGCATTCCAAGTAAAATTCTTGCTTCCATAATAGTCCTCTTTTCTGTTTAATTTTCTGAATGTTACACAATTACGTTATGTAACATTCAGATTTAACTTATTACTATGTTTCGTGGTTTATGGTAATTTTGAATAGATTAATAGTGCGATTCTATTTCCAGTTTTGTAAATTACAAACCAAAAAAACATAGTTAAATTATACTCTTAAAAATTAAATTTGTATGCAAGTTAAAGAAATTTTCCTTGATCAGATAGATATGATTTTTATTTCGATGTAAAACTAATCTTTATTTGATCAAGGAATCTTTAAACTAAAAAAGAATCCAATCTTAAATTAGACTCTTTCTTACATATATTTTATTTTTTCTTAGTTTTGGTCTCTTTCTTTTTCGAAACAATAGACATAGATTTAGACTTTACAGGTTTAATTTTATCATCATTACATTTTTTATCTTTCATCTTAGCTTCTCCTATCAATCAATTTTTAAAAATGCTCCTGAAGTATTATAACTTTTGACAACTTCTATAGCTTGATCCAATCCCAAAGACTGATAGTCATTTATACCATCAAATTTTAGGCTTTGAATATCTTTTATAATACGCTCCATTACTGATAAATTCAATATTTCCTCACTCTCATTGCCTTTAAAAACTAAAATATTTTGATTCAAACTATCCATACGATCCCCTTTCTATTTTTGTGGACTCATTTGTAATTGTTGTTGTTGCATTACTTTTAGCGCCGCTTCCATTTGAGAAGGATCCATTTGCTGTAATCTAATTTGCTCTTCTTCTGGTAACGTTTCCATAAATTGTGCCATTTGTTCATAATCCATGTTTTGTTGTTGCCCTTGCTGTTGCTGCAATTGTTGTTGTTCTAGTTCTAATTGTTGGTTTAATTCATCAATTAATTTTTGTTTTTCAGGAATAATTCCATTTGGAACTCTTTGTAAATACTGTATAAATGTTATTTTATCAGCACTTAATAAATTATCTAGTGTTTGCAATGCTGTTAGTTCGCTCCACATAGTCGAAGCTCCAACATCTACTTTAATTCTATACCGTAAATCCTGTTTTCCACCAACCTCTACTTGCTTTGTTTCTCCATCCTCCTGAATTGTAGCAGTACGAGGAGTTATATATTTTGCTCTAACAAAGTCTAACCAGATATAACCTAGATCTTCTATGAATTGCATCATATTAGCCTTAATGATTTCGAGAGGTACGGCACTGCTTTTTTGTACTGCTATTATTGCACTCGTATTGTCTGCTGCTACATTGCCCAACGCTGCATCTGTAGCGCCTAATAAATCTTTGGTTAAAGAAATTGTTGTGTTTATAATATCAAGGATCCCCGAACTCATTTGACCAACTGGAAGTGTTTGCGCTGCTCCTGTAATATCACCCTCACAACCAATTGCAACTCCTACTTCATTAGACCATGCTGTTATTCTATGCTTATCATAGATTACTTTCGACAATGCTGTATCCATCATGTGTTTCATTATCATTGCAAATTGTTTATTTATGTAAATTTGGTTAGGAATAATGCCTGTGATAGGAGCTTGACCATGATAACTATTTTTTCGTTCATCCCAGTTCATCCAGCAAATAGGATAAAGCTGCAACTCCGTATCTACATCTTTTGTTAACTGGCATACCCTAATACTTTTTCGCATAAATATTGTATTAGTTTCTTCATTTAGATAATATTTTACAACATAAGTAGCTTTAGAAATATTATCCTCTTTACCATCAAGCTCATATTTTCCTCTGTCCCCAGATTGGTTAGTATAGTCGCTATCAGCGACTATTTGCATGACTTTATCTTCACTAATGCCATTTTTTCGTGCTTCTGCCTTTAGATTAAACACCGTTTCTCTTCCAGCAACAAGGATATAAGGCTGGTATGGTCTACCATTCTTGTTTACTATGTTTGAATTAGGATTGCCAAAGAGCACATTAACATTATCTACCTTTTCAACTTCAAAATCCCCTTCAGTTATTCCATCGACATAGGCTTTAGTGTTCCAATAAGTGTGAAAAGATAAATCACCGCTTACAGCTGCATCAAGCAAACCTTTCATGATTAGACCATTCAATTTATCAAACTCCCACTTTTGATCTATATATCTAGTTAAGTTTTTTGCCTGTTCATCTTCAGCGATTCCATCATATGTGCTAAATTGCATTTTATAAGGTTGACTTACTAATGCAGCAATAAAGTAGTTTATTACACGCTTTATAATGTTGAAAACTGGAGTAGGTAAGCCATTGTTTTTTACACCATTCCACTGATCCCCTGCATACATACGCTCGTTTTTATCCACTGTTGCATATAAATCTATCCTTCTCTTGTAGTCTATCCCTGCTTGATAATCTTTCCAATCAGCCGAAATATCGCTATAATTATTGCTACTACTATTATTTATACTTGGCATTGTTTATTCCTCCTTACTTCCTTTTTGTGGTTCTCCCGTATAAGCCATTATGTTATCCCAACCCTCAATTATAGGATCCTTATCTAACTCTATTTTTTTAGATTCTTTTTTCTTTACAATAGAGTCAATAGGTAATCCCTTACTAACCCTCTGACCCTCTACAAATCCATATCTATAGATTAACATTCCAACAACTAATCCAATTATGTTATACAAAAAAAATATTAATTTATCCATTTACTCACCTTCTTTTATTAATAATTTATCCATGAACTGGTAGGTTCACCACCAGTAAAATTGTTAACTTTTGGTTTTTCGCTCTCCCATTGAGGTATTACTTTTTTGGTAATAACACTAAGTTTAGGACGTGACATTATCCCATAACGTATTGATTCAGGAGCGTGTGTTATTTCATGTGGAGTATTGGCAACATCTTCAACATTTTTTTCATCATGTTGCAATAGTGGAAAACACCTAATTAAGTTAACACAATTTTGAAAAATATTAATTCTTGGTTTATTCTCAATGCCACTATCATAAAACATTAAATACTCTCGCAATGTTCTCCACCCTTGGACTCTACTATCATTAGCCTTTATTAAATTCCTAAGTCCTGATTTTATCATTATTTCTTGTCCACTTTCACCTGATTCTTGGCGTCTATTCCATAAATCAGGTGAACATACAGTATATGCAATTTCTTCATCTTTGTTAGTCAACTCCACAATCTTTTTTGCTGATTGAGATAAACTTAAATTTGATTGATATAATTCCCTGTAAATATAACAATATCCTTTCGTATCCACTGCCCACCAATAACAGGCAGTCATATCAAGACCATAGTCTAGACTCCGAAATTTAACCCAATTGCTAGGAATTTCAAAAGGTATTATAACATGCGTGTTGCTTCGAAACTCTGGATAATATTGTCCTGCATACTCTTCCCAGCTTCCTCCCAATAATGCATTCTTCTCTTTTTCTGGAAGCATCATTAAGTTAGCTAAATAGTTGGGATCATTTTCTAGAAGTTTAGAATTATCGAACAAACTAGCAGGAATAAATATTCTATCTCTAATCATAACCTTTTGTTTATAAACGTAAAATTCATTAACTGTTTTAAAAGCTCCTTGATCAATAAACCTACTTTTTACAAATCCATGCCCGACTCCCCCAGGGTTAGCTGTTCCTCTCATATAACATCTTAAGCCTGCTGCCCTTGCTCTACATCTAGATAATAAATACATATACTCTTCTTCTACAAAATGTGTTAATTCATCAATTCCAATAAACTGGAATTGTTTTCCTTGATAATTGGTTTTGTCCTTGGTATGTTGCATTGAAGCAAAATATACTTTGCTCCCTGAAGGGAAGCTAAAAACATGTTTTGAATCATTAAATTTTACACTAGGACAAATTATCTTATATAACTCTAAAGCTCTATCTATAAGTTCTGTAAGCTGAGGATATGTTTTTCTGAATATTATAGCTCTATAACTTTTGTGTTTAATTTGTCTCAACGCATCTACTAGAATCGCATCGCTCTTTCCTCCTCCAGCGGCTCCACCGTATAAAACTTCGAACTCACAACGACTCAAAAATATTTTTTGCTTTGGTTGAGGACTCCAAACTATTTCAATATTTTTATCTGTTTTCATTTTTATTATCCTCTTTTTTTATATATTCTTCTATTAGTCGTTGCTGTTCCTTGTCATATTCTGAGTAGTCTATAGAGGGTATTTCTACCATTTTATAGGTATCTTCTTCATCTTCGAACATGCCAGATTTAGCCCTTGCAATTTCTAACATTTCTTTTTGTATTTCAAGTTTTTTCTCTTCAATTTCTATTTTTTTCAACTCATATGCAGTCATATATCCCTGTTCTAACCGTCTACCTTTTTGACCTTTTTCTAGTATATCAACAATTGTTTTTAGCTTAGAACTATTAATTTGTTTCGTTGTAAATTCTATACCAAACCCATTAATTGAGGTTTGCATTTCATTATCTAAAATCTTACTAGCATACTCCAAAGCTTTATTATATAAGTTTAGGGTATCAACTATTTCTTTAGATTCTTTTTGTATCTTTTTGTTATTTACAATATTGATAACTTTGTTAACTTTCTGAGCATTCAGTGTTAACTTTTCATCATTCCATTTACTACCTTTTCTTCTTAGATATATATATTCTACTCCAGTTTTTTCTGAAAATTCTTTAAGAGTCTTGTAATCTCCTAATATATAATCTTGTTTTAATTTATCCCAGTCCCATTTTGCCACCACCACCACCCACCTTTAAATCGTTACTATATCTAATAATACCCTAATTTTACCGATATTAAAAGTCTAAATTAAACATAAAAAAAGTACCTAGTTTTCACTAAGTACTTTTTGAATATGTATTAACCTCTAACCTCTAATCTCTGTAACTAAATCTATATCTATCATACTTACTTTTTCTTGAATACAAATCTTATTCATAGCTTCATTTCCATTATTAGCTCTTATGTAAAAAATTTCTCCATCTAACATTTTAATCTTAAATCTCTTCATTTTAATTATCTCCTTTAAATATATTTGTTATTGTAATTATTAATAAGATAAACATTCCAAGTATAATCATGCACTTTCCAATAAAAAATAAGTTTTCAATCATTTTTACCCTCTTTTCATTTTCATAACTATAATAAATACTACTATAGCAATTATAAATCCCAAAGATTGTAATATGTTATTTTCCATTGTTCTTGATCTCCATATCTTTAATTTTTTTTATAAATTCTTGTGATTCTTTAGTGGTTTTTACACCACCTTTAATCACTGTTAAAACAACAACTTCTTTTTTAGAAAACAAGCCCATAGGTATATCTCCTCTCAAAAATTTGTTATTTACTACTCTTTTATTATCGCATACATATATTGATTAGTCAATAATTTTTATTGACTTTTATAGTCCTATTTTATATAATTAATCTCGAAAGGAAGTGATATCGTGGGAACAATAAAAAAAGGAAAAAAGAATATTAATATTACAATTTCAGAAAGGTTATTGGAAGTTCTTGATATTGAAGCTAGAGAGAATGAAATAACAAGAAGCCAGCAAATAAGTAATATACTCTATAGTTACTTGTCTAAAGATTATCCAGGTCTAACTATCAGGCAACAAAAACTTATCCCTTGATCAAGGAAAACAACTAAAAAAGATGCACATATAACCTCATGCATCTTTTTTTCTATTTCTATACTCAATTACAAAAGAAAAAATATTTCAAGACCGTTTTAACAATATTACCATAACATTTTTTATAATTCAATAATAAAATTACCTTTAGTTTTCCAGTCTCTCCTCTCAATTTTTTCATGATGCTTAAATAGTTCATCCATAAATAAGAGAGGATCCTCAATAACTAATAATTCTATTAATTGCAAAGTGGCTTGTAGAACGTCAATTGCTTCATTTCTTATATCTTTTTTGTCAAAAGCTCGAAATAATTCCCCAGCTTCTTCTAAAATTTTAACTCGCTGATTATGTATTGTTGCCTCCACTCTTCCTTTTTTAATCTTTTCTATTCTATTTTCAATATTAGTTTTTTCTTTCAAATTACTTTCTATTTCTAATATAGGTAAATTTATTATCAATTTACTATCCCCCTTGTTCCATTTTCTAGCTTTTGCATTTCATTCTTGTTAGTTATCCTATTAATTATAGCTATTGCAATATTGTAGCTACAATTAATTTCAAAAATATTTTCTTGCTCAAAACAATAGTATTCAAAATATATTTCGAAGTTAGAAAATTCTTTCTTGATTTCTTCTATAACTTTTCCATCTACATTTATTTCTAATATACATTTTTCAATTAGCAATTTTAATTCCATTTAACATTTATCCTTTCTTAATATTTCCATTTATATTGAATAACATCATCAATATTTTTAAGACTATTTCTTAATTCTTGTGGAGTAGGATTTAATATTCTGGATTTAAAAATATCAATCCCTATTTCCTGATATGCAGCGTCTATTAACTCGCTGCATATATATTCTTTTTGAGAGTCCAAAGGCCTAATACCAAACCATCTTTCTAACATAATTGTAAATAATAGTCTATAATCATATTTTGAGTTAATCTTAGACATTACAAATTGAATTATTTTTTCTCTATTTTCTTCAGACAAACTTTGAAATTGATATATTTCTAGTCCTTTTTTGTCCTTAAATTGATTGATTTTAACACCACGCCATGTTGATTCTATTATTTTATTTTCACTCAAATATAATGCAACATGAGTAAATTCAGAATGAGATATTAGCCCTATTAAGTTTCCGATTATGCCAGTTGCTCTATAGATAACTATATCTGCCTTCACCTTTCTATTCCTCCATTTCTTTATAAAACATTTGATTTTGGTTAACTTCGAAGAATTCACAAATTTTGGAACGAATTATATAATTAGGATAATAATTTCTTTTTTCTATTCTTCGAATCATATTTATAGAAATTTTAGTTTTTTCTTTTAACTCTTCTTGAGTAAGATTCTTAAATAATCGATACTTTTGTAAATTATTCTTTATATTCTGTTCTGTTTTGTTCATACCTCAATTCGTTCTCCTTCCTTGATTCTTCTATTTCTTTGTTCATTCTTTCTAAACTTTCTTTATTTATATTTTTTTCAACTTCATAATCTAAGTAACATTCTATTTCTAACAAATTACAAACAATTCTATCAACTTTTGCTTCAACCTTTCCTTCATTTACAACATCGAATTTTATATATTCACCTACTGAAATTTTATAAGGTAAATTTTCAGATGTTATTTGTTTATATCCCATCAATATTTTTTCTTCACTAGGATATTTCTGTTTTTCTCCACTCATTGCTGCACAAATATGCAATTCAGCACGATAAATATAACTAACTATTTTCCCATAAAATATATGTTTCAAAATAATTCCTCCTTTAATTTTTCTCTTAAAAAATATTTGAAAGTATTATATATGTAGTTTGCACTACATATACCTTCCATGAAAATTATAGATATATTGTATCTAGTTTGATACGTTAATAGGCTAGATACAAAAGATTTTGATGTTAGTTCTGATCTATAATTATGATTAAGGATATCTATATAACTACTATTTTCTACCAAAAGTATAAACCTACAATTTTCTTGCTTTGCTTTCTGCATTTCATTCTCAAACTGTTTTCTACCTTTTGTAAAATTTTGTGATAATTCATCAATTGAATTTTTTCGTTCTATTACAATTTGTTGATCAAATCTTTCGCCAGTACTTCCACAAAAAAAGCTATAGTCTCCAAATTTTAAGCCACTTCTAATATTTTTAATATTGCATTTTTCAAAAACTTTTGTAATATGTGTGTTTTCCTGTTCTCTTGTATCACATATTATAACTATACTATCTAATATTTCGATTATTTCTTTACTTATTTGTTTTTTTGACTTCTTTTTTGTAGCAGTCATATATTTCTCCTTAATCAAATAGATACATTTTTAGTTTCGTCTATCTCCCCCAATTATCAACGAGTTCAATTTTCACACTATTGTTGTCTTCGAAAACTGCTTTCACAACATCTTTAAATTGCAAGTATCCAACAAGGACTTCTATATTATCCTTATTTCCAATTATAGTTATAAAGTTATCTTGCAACTTAAGTTCTATATTTTCATAATTATATTTCTTGAGCTGCTTTTTTAGCAGCCCCATGATCCATCTATTAAATCCCTGTTCCATTAATACACCTCCCCATCTAAGATTTTTCTAGATGCCATATAGTCAATCATATGTACAAATTTCTGGGCATTGGATACAGGTTTTTTTAAAATGTCTTGCTTAGTAATAAAGTCTTTTGTCCATTCTCCCATATGTGTCTCAATTAATTGCAGAATATATTCAAGAGTGGATCCTCCTTCGATTTTCTTTTCTCGACATAGTGTTCTAACTAGAAGTGGATGCGAAGCACTAGAATATTTCTCTTCAACATCTCCTATTCCAGACTTACAAATATCATGAAGCAATAGAGCTGCAATAATTATATCTTTTCCCTTTTGTTTTAATTCTTTCTCGAAATAAACGCTTAAAATCGTTTCATTTCGAAACATTTCGTGACATATGTTAATGCACGCTTTCACGTGCCTAACCAGACCACCATCTCCAAGACTTAATTTAGGATGATATTTTCCTGTACTACTAGCAGGTATATGCCAAAAATATCTTGGCGCTGAAATCAAAATTTTCTTTGTTAATTCCAAAATATTTTTATCTACAATGGAATTCAATTCCCTTTCCAATGGTTCTATCCTTAATTCATCTTCACTTTTTACAACCTTTTCTTCTTTTATCCAATCAACATCGATACTCATTTTTTAACTTTTCTCCTTTTATTTTTTTGCAGTTTTTAAATAGATACTGCAAAACTATTTACTTAAGATATTTTTAGTTTTTCCTTATATATCCTAGTTTGTTCATCCATAAATGGGTTATCCCAAAATAACCTAGGGATATCTATTTTCTCAACTATTTCCTTTTCTAATAAAATAGTTACAACAACAACTCTACTACTTTTCAAAAAGTCTATTGCTAATATTTTCAAAAATCCTCTTTCTTGGCTAACAATTGTTTCAATCTGTTCTACATTTATAATGTCAATACTTATTTCAACTTCCTTTATTTGAGAGTCTAAAACTTCTAGACTCTCTTCCCTATGTAAACGAATATAATTCCAACAACTTTTTATTTCTTCGTTTTTAGTTGCTGTTTTAAACATTTTTAAGCTGATTTTATTATCTACACTACTAATTCTATATCCATTAACAATCATGTTTTCTATAGCCTTTAGTGTGTTCATATATCGTAACCCTCCTTATTATTTTTTTTCCACAACTCATACGATTGTTTTACCTTTCCATAAGTTGTCTTAAGTCGATTTTCCTTAAGTTTTTCCAATGAATCAACTCCATTTATATATTTACCATCAATCTCAAATGTAGTAATTTCCTTAAGTTTTTTAATTGCCTGTTCTTTTCCTCCCTCCATTTCTATAAGCATATTCCCAAGTAATAACCTAAGCTCGCCATCAGTTTTCTGTACCTTATCTATTTTTTTGTCTTCTTTTTTCTCAACTATTTCTTTTTTTTCGTATTTTGTTTCATACTGTCTATCTTTTTCAAAATAAATATCTGCCCCTATACCAAGTAACTTACAACATACGCTAAGAGCATCGGTAGAAGCCATTTTTATAGCCTCGTCTGAAGTATATAATCCATTTTTATTGTTTGATATAAACGAGGATCCACCTTGACCCTCGATTCCTTGACTCCATTCTCCATCAATTTTAATGAAAAGATTAATAGTTATGAATACAGCAACTTCTCCATTAGACCCATTCTCAAATCTTGTATTAATCGTTTTTGTGTACCATCCTATGCCACACATTCCAAACATTTCTGTTAATTTTTTAATTCGCCAAACTGGGTTAATATCTGTAAATCCAGCCTTTCCAAGATTACCGCCTTGAATCTTCTTTTGTGCAGATGTTGGAACTTCTCTACCCATTTCCCAGTACTTCAAATTTTCACTCATTTGCTTCATCTCCTATTATTTTGATCTCGTCAGTACCAGCTACACTGGTATACTAGGCTAAGCCTAGTTTCGATCTAAAATGGCAATTCATCACATTTAATTTCTATATTTTCAACTTCACCTACTAAGATAAATGCTTCAAAATAATCATTACAATTCATTGCTTTTATATTTTCTCTAATATTCACATCTTCGAAATTTCCTTTTCCACAATAACTTTCTCCATTAGTAATATTAAAAACCTTATAAAGACAATTGCTACATTTAATCATAATCAACATCTCCTAGTACAAAATTTGTTACTGCATTTACTACTCTTTAATTATAATCCTTTTTTTTCTTTTATGCAATGCCATTCGACAAATTGTAACATGATTGTAATGTTTAGTTTGGAGCTTTGAGTAATAAAAAACGCAACTTAAAGTTATTTCCTTGATCAATAGAAACAAGTTTAAGTTGCGTTATAAAACATATCTATTTATACGTTTATTTTGTTAAAAATAACATGCAATATCTTTCTGCTAAGCTCATCAAACCTATTAACATGATGAACCTTTTTGCATTCTTTTTCAATATAATCTAATTTTCTATTAGCTACATCTAGTTGCAATTGTAAATTAACATATAAATCTTGTAATTGTTTTATTTGTTCAGTTGTATCCACTGATACTCCTAATTGATCCAGCGGACTAAAATTACAATCCTGATAACTATGTTCTTCATTACAAGAAAGAATATATTTACATTCTTCACAAATATTCTTTTTATTTTCCATATTTCAATCCTCCATTTAATATATCATTTTAATCGTCTGTTAACCTGACTCATACTCAAGTTAAGTATTTTTGATATTTCTTTAACTTTTAATCCTCTATTTCTTAATTCTTTTACTTTGTTTTTTATATTTATTTTTTCATTTGCTTTAATTTCTAAATTTTTCGTCCTTTTTGTTTTAGTAGATTCACACACATTCAAAAAATCTTCTCTACCAAATGTTTTTAAATATTCTATGTATGGAGTCATCCATGGCATTTTACATCCACAACTAGTCGTATCACCACTTATCTCCTTTTCATTACAAACTTATTACAAACATATTGCAATAAGTTTGAAGTTGTTATATAATTTGGGTAATTCGATTTATTAACTACCAATTAATAAATCATTTAACTTCTTTTTTGTTTTTGTAATCTATCAAATTTTCAACTTTATTTTCAGTTTCTATAGATTCTCTTTCAGAATATTCGCTATTATGTATTCCTAAGCTGTCTAAATCAAGATTCATACTTTCCAGCTCTTTAATATCAAAGAAATAACACCTTCTTTTGCTTCCAGATAAACTTACTAGTTCATATCCTAAATAATAAGACTCTTTTTTTGCAAGACTAGTAAAAGCACTATACTGCAATCTAGTTGTCTTACCAGCATCTTTATTATATTTATCTAACTTATCAAAAACTAAATTCAAATCAATTGCCAATGATTGTTTATTATATTTTTTAGAATTTACAATTTTAAAATCACCCTTTATTATTTCTAAATATGCAAGTTTATTTATTTCTTCAAGAATTATTGAAGTAGTATCTTTACTTTCTCCCTCCTCATCTAATGTACTTTCCATAAAATTGTTAATCATTTCTAACTTAAAACAATCCTTATTCTCAATTTTTCCAATAACTATTTCTATGAAATCAAATCCCAGTGATGTAATAGCTAAGGATAAAATCATTCTACTTGTTAATTTCGAAGAATTATTTTTTATAAATTCTAAGTTACTTTCTAAAAGTTCAAGCAGTGAATCTTTGCTTATATTCATACTTTCTATTAGTAAAGATTTACCTATTTTTCTTAATATATCTTCTTTTTTGCATAAATCTAAAAAACTATTTTCATGATTTAACGAACTTTTTTTGGACAAAACTGAATTTATTATTCTATCATTATTAGAAGTGTCTAAAGTATTTGTTTCACCTGATAAAATAGTAGATGCTTTTATTTCATATTTGTTTATTGTTTGATCTGCCTTTCCTCTTTCTATAGTTGGCCTATCGTAAGATTCATTTATTTTACCAATAATTAAATCAACTCTATTCCCAGTCATTATACTTTTTTTAAGATCATCTACAACTACAGGGAAAAAATTACTGTCACATAGTTTACTCAAAAAACTAAAAGGAGTTAGTGATTTAGCTGATAACTTAGATTCAACTGACATGTTGAGTAATGGTAAAATTACTTTATCCAAACTCATTGTTTTACCACTTCCAGGGTTACCAAAATTTGTTAAACATGGACTTTTTACCTTTAATTCTCTATATAGTCGTTCTCTTAAAAAAAGAGACGCTGCATATCCTATATGACTGGTTACTATTCCTTTGTCATTGTAACTTAGTAAACTATCTTTTATTTCTAAAATTTCTAGTTCGCTAATTAATTTACTATTGCAAAAACTATCATTATTTTCCTTGTTAGTAGAATACTTATCATCTATTTGATTATTTTTATCTATTACTCCACCATTACATGCAAATATCCATTCGTTATTTTTAAAATAAAAGCCTGATGTTTTTAAATATTCTGTAGTTTTTACTTTTATATCTAAAACCATATTCATAAAAATTTTAAAATCATCTTCTTTGCCATACCATTTAGTATATTTAAGTCCAATTGTTCCAACTTTCTTTTTAAAATCCTTCAAACTTATAACATCGCTTGGTTTTATGTCTATATCTTTATTATCAATAACTATAGATAGTATAGAATCAGTACTTTCTTTAGACTCCATTGGTGTAACCCTAAACGGATATATTATTTGTTTTTTATTATCTTCATCAACCCCATAAAAATATTCAGATAATTGATAACTAACATACTTTAACTTTGTCAATTGTTTCATCCCCTTTTCTAATTACTATTTTTCCTTCCTCTACTTCAATAATTACTTCATCTTCTTTTTTTATGCCTAAAACTTCTTTTAAAAATGAATCCATAGTTAAAACCAGACTATTTCCAGACTTTTTAATTTTTCTCCTAATTACCATTTTTACACCTCCACTAAATTAGTTACTATTTTTAAACTGTAAGACTATTGTATTACACTGTTTTACAACAGTCAATGAAATATATTCCAATTATAATCAGTAATATAAAAAAAACAAATTAGTAACTATAAATTAGTAACTATAAATAAAAATAGTAACTAATTAGTTACTAATAGTTGTAATCAAGTAAAATAAACGGTTTCAATCAAATAGTAACTAAAAGTAACTAATTTAAAATGTAATAGTAGTAACTAGTTGTTACAAGCAATAGTTACTACCCTAGCCCTGTTATACTATTGGTTACAAGGATTAGTAACTAATAGTAACTAATTTAAAAATTAACTATCTATATATAATATTTATTATTTTTTTCTAACGTAGACATACACTTTTATTTTAGTTACTATTAGTTACTAGTACTTGTAACTACTTATATAACAGGGCTAGAGTAGTAACTATAGGTTAGTTACTCTTAGTTACTTTTAGTTACTAATTTAACTTTTCAATTTCCATTTATTCTTTTTCTTAAAATAATCTAAAATCACACGTGTGTTGTGTGTGGAAATACTAATATTCGAAGTGTAGTTAAGTATTTTTCCTTAATCAGATAGATACAATTTCTTGTCTAGTGCTAAAACTCTAAATCACTCTGTTTGATCAAGGAATCTTTTGACTTACAAAAAGTTACCACACAAGATATAATTAGCTTATAAATTTTAAAAAAGGAGAAAAGCTATGAATAAAAATACAATAACAGAGGAAATAATAAACTCTAAAATAAAAAATACTGAATATAAAATTATAGGAGTAAAAACAACTATATGTTGCATAACTCTAGTAAATAATTTTGAGATAATTGGAGTTTCTGCTTGTGTGGATCCAGCAAATTTTAATATGGAGCTGGGACAAGAGTTAGCATATAAAAACGCATTTAATAAAATTTGGGAACTCGAAGGATATAGGTTACAGTCAGAACTGAAAGAATTAGCATGGGAAAAAGAATATCAGCTTCCAAAAGAATATTTAGAAGCTGATCCTAACAATAAATAAAATTATAGTCTAGACGATGATCCTATCTTATGCGATAATAAAACAAAAATAAAAGGAGAATACAAGATTCTATTCTTTTTTGTACTTCTTAAATAAAAAAAACTGGTATCAATTAAGTTACCAGTTTTTTTGTTGTTATAAATAATTAAATAAATCATCTAGTGTATTTTTTGCAAATTTACTTTGTGCCTTTTCAATTTCTTCAATTTCTTGTTTTAATATTTCAATTTGACTTATAATATCTTCATCAATACACTTACCTTCGCAAAAATCTAATACTTCATCTAACCTAATAATAAATTCTCTATTATTCATATACTCTCCATTAATTTTATTTCTAAGTTTTTTCCATTATGATCAAATATATCAAAAATCCTTATGCAATGTTCATCAAAAATATCATGATAATATTCACATATAATAACAATATTATCATTATTATATCCACAAAATTCTTTTGCAATTAAATTACCACAATAATTTTTATTCAAACTATCATATCTAATATCAATTATTCCATCAACATCCTCCATTTTCTTATAAATCAAAGCCTTTATAAGGCTAAATTCTTCAACTTTTATATCAAGTTTTGGTATATTAGTAATTGCATTTTCTAGTTTTGTTTTTATAGCTGTTATCACTTATTTTCTCCTTTAATATCCTTTTGGAATTCTACAAATTATAAAATTTTTTACAGTTTTTTCTTGCTTACCTTTTATAATGTTATATATATCAAGAACATTTTTTTTATAATTTTCTTTTATTCCATCTTCTAAACCTACTAAATAGTCATTTCTTTCAAAATAACCATTATTGATGAACTCATCAGTTATTTGATCAAAAAAATTTCTATTCAACTCACAAAATAAAATTCTATCACAGTCCATTTTCTCTTTTGCTATTTCTAGATTCTTAGACCAACGTTTAAACTCATCCGTCAATTTTGCGTAAAATTCTTTAAATTGACGAGGTTTTTTTGGAACATGTCTAATTATATCATTTTTTATATTTGTAGCCTCTAAGAGTCTTTTTACTGCTTCTATGTTTGTTCTCCCTTCAACCTCTACCATAAAGTTCAATATGTCTCCACCTTTGCAGCAATGATTAAAAGAAGAATATGTGTTTGTATTCAAGTAAATAACGAAATGATATACATTAGTTTTTTGGCACATAGGACAAGTTTTTAATCTGAGAGTATTATTACTATACCTTTTTGATTCTGGACGTCCTAAGTAGTCAAAAAGGCTCAAATTTTGCTTTGCTAAATCTATATCCCTATGCATACTTTTTCTCCATTTCTTCAAAAAATTTTTTTCTGGAAGTCATATATAAATCAGCAATGTTATAATTAAAAAACTCTGCATACCACCATAACATTTGATCCGTTATAAGCCCATCTTCACGTTCAGCTCTAGAAATCGTATCCTTTTTGACCTCAAAAAGGACTGCCAGATCGCTCTGGCTCAATCCCTTAGATAGTCTTAGATTTTTAAATATATTCATATTATCCTCACTTTTCCAATTCTAACTTAATAAGTCTTTCCAATTCTAATTCTAACTTAACTTCGACTTCTATAAGTATAAGTCTTTCCAATTCTAATTCTAACTTAACTTCGACTTCTATAAGTAACTTTTGTAAAACTGCATATGATTGATACCAAAGTGGCATTTTATAGTCTTCTATTTCGTTTGTTTCGATAATAAAGTTAGTTATAAACATTTCATTTAACATTTTTAGTTCACTTTTAATTTTTGGTAAAAATGTTTCTATTTCATATTGTGCATCTTCTATAGTTAATTCTTTGTTTTTAATTTCTTCCTTAATATCTTTCAATTCTGTTATCCTTTTACAAAATGCACTTATAATTCTTTCTTCTAAATTTTTCATTTTATTTATCTCCTTTAAAATTTATTATTTTTTCTACTCTCTTATTATCTCATAAGAAAATTCTGCTGTCAACAGAATTTTCTGCTAAAAGCAGATTTATTTTATAACTATATTATTTTGGCAAAATTTTAAAAATAGGAATATTTCGTAAATACAGAAACAAGAGAAGCAAAATAGTAAGAATCTTTCTATATAATATTTAATACCTGTAGTTTTTTTGATATCGATTTTCTTCTTATATGTATATTTTTTATTTTTTCGTGGAGAAGCTAAGAAGGATCCTTTAGAAGTTTTGACAGTCGACTTTTTTGCGTTAAGTTTCTTTTCTTCTTTTTTTGATAAAGGAATACTCTTTTTTGTCTGATTTACAATTTTTGTATTGGTAATTTTCTTATTTGTTTTAGTAGGATTATATCCAATTTTTACATTCTTATTGCTATCTAACATTGTCTTAATATACTTTACAGTTTCATATTTATCTTTGCTTTTAATTTGATAAAATTGTAAAACACTATTCCATCCAATAACATTAACTTCACTTGATAATTTGTTTAAAAATTCTTGTGTTATTTCCATAAAAAAACATCTCCTTGTAATTTAATTCATTATTTATTTTGTTATTTTTTGTTATTACAATTGTATTACTTAACGACATTTACAAATATTACAAAAGTCGATTTAAGCGATTTATGTACAACATTCTTACATCAACGTACAACAACGTATACGCTCATTGTTTTTCATTTTTGAAAAAGTATAAAAAAATAGGGGAGTGAATCCCCATATTTTAACTAAATTAACCAAGTTCCGATTGGCTTATCTCCAATAAATCTTGTCTCAGCTTTACCTGTTTGTTCCATTTTGTAGTAAAGTTTTATGACCTGTGTTCTTGAAATGTTTAACTTTTCTGCTAATCTTACATGAGAAAGAAGTTTGCCATTTTCTGAAAATTCAATCGCTTTTTTTTCTAGTTCATCTAAATCATTGTTCTTAAATTCTTGTTTTTCTTCTTTATTTTCTTCCTGTTTAATTTCCAATTTTGGGCTTAAAGTTTCTTCTCTTAAACTAGAATATGGTATTTTATATTCTTTTGGTTTGATTTCTTTTTTCTCTTCAACATCTACTTTCTTAGCTTCCTTTTTGAACAGCTTACCTAAATCAATCATTTCTTTATTCTCCACTTCTTTTTTTTGATCAAATTTATTTATTTTTTCATTGTCCTTTTCTTCATTTATTTTGTTAAAAATAGGTTCTTTATCTCTTTTATTTCTTCTTAGTCTTCTGGACATTCCTGCCCAAACTACCAAAACTTCTAGCATTAATGCTACAAAAAAATAAAAGTTATTTCTTTCTTTTTCCGTTTTAAACTGTACTTCTTGAGCTGTTTTAATATCAGATTTAGTTCCTTCTGTAGTTATTTGTATTGTTCCATCTAGCAAACCCTTTTTATAATTGTCATTTTTTTCAATATCAGCTTTTACATCTGATACTGATTTTTCTGCCAGCGTCGTATCACTCAATTTTGCTGATCCTTTTCCTAGTAGTTCTTTATCGCTTTTTATTTGGGCATTAGCATTGGCTATCTTTTTAGATATTCCACTAAGTAATGTTCCTTCGTCTTTCAACTTTGGATTATTTATGAGTGCTTGCTTTCTCTCATTGTTAGCATCTGTAATAATTTTGTTATTATCTTCAATTCTTTTGTTTATTTCAGCATCGCTTCCAGCGTTTTGATTATTTGCGATTCCATTGTTTTCAATTAGCTTGTTAAGTGTTAATTGTGCGGTTTTGAGAGATTCTTGATATATAGCATCTTTATCATCACATTCTTTTATTAATTCATCACGAGTGGATTTCCCTGTACTCTTCTCGTAATTTTTCTTTTGTAATGCCTGTACTCCATTTATTTGCGCGCCCTCGCTTGCCTTTAAACTTATATAAGCAAGTCCAAAATATACGATTGTTGAAAAACAAAATAATGCCAATATAATCAATAAGTATTTTTTACCTCTACTAGTTTTCCAAGTATTGTAATCTAGTAGCATTGCAATACCTCTAGAGCCACTTTCACCCTTTCCAAGATCCATTAATATTGCTGCCAATACCCAAGCAGCCTTTTCTATCGCATTACTTCCTATTGTAATAAAAAGTAAAATTGTAAAAATCATTGAGACTAACATACCGCCATAAAATAGAAAATCAAGAATATAATCTTTATTATTTTTCATTATTAATATCTCCTTTATTTATTTTTTCAAAGTACTTGATTTTACTATCTTTTAGCTGTACTATTGTTTTAAGTGAAAACGATTAGTACAGCATTTGAATTTAAGTGGCAGATAGTTTGCCACTATTTTTTTTTGTTTATTTTTCTACTGCTATTTCAGCAAATCTAAACATTTCAAAAAGTGTTTTATTACATAATTTTGCCAAAACTTCCAAGCTAAAAACATTCACTTTGTGTTGTGTTATGTAAGAATGAAAATAATACTTTCTTAATTGTTTAGTGGTTATTCCAAAATTATAAAATATTCTATAAATTTGTGTTTTTGATAAACTTCCTTGCTTACCACTTTCGAAAAGCAAGCAATTCATATCTTTTGTATTTACAAACTGTACAGCTCTTTTATTTCTCATTCCTGGAGCTGTAAATGGATCCTTTGTTTTTTCGATGTAATCCCTTTTTGTCCAGTATCTAATTTCTTTCAACTCAAATCTTGTATAACTTAAAACACAAGCCAATAAATAATCCCTATCATTTTCTATATCTTCTAAAATTTCCTTTAGCTCCTGATTACTAATCATTTCTATCTCCTTAAATTTAAAAAGCTAACTATAATAAGTTAGCTCTTTTGTAATATTTATATGTATTAATTATTTATTTTGACTACTTATTTTTACTAAAATATTTTGTTTTAACTCTTCTTGAGCTAATATTTCATTTTCAAAACCTTCAATTTTTGAATTTATTTCTTTTGAATTTTTTAGTTGTCTAAGTTTATCAATATTTTTATTAATTTCTTCAATTCTTGTTTCTATCGACTGAATATCGTTTTTATTCTGCGTTATAAATTCTTGTTGCTTTTCTTTTTGGTCTATATTATTAGCCTCGCAACTCGCAAAAATCGAAAATGGTAATAAAATAATACAACCTACTACTAATAATTTGATAATATTTATATTTAACATTTTTCAAATACCTCCCACAATTCAACATCTTTTTCATTATTATAAAGCATATATCTATTGCAATTTTCTAGCTTTGAATAACCTAAGTAGGAAATAAAAATTCCCTTAATCTTTCTTATTTTATTCATTGTTTCTTCTGTAATGTACTTCTTACCCTCACTAACTTTCATTAATTCAGCCTCAACTCTTCCAGAAAACTTCATAATAACATCTCCTTTTAATTTATTATTTTTTTCGACAAATTAATTATAACATGTAAAATGTAAAAATCATAGTACCATTTTTACATTTTTAGAACGTGAATTGTAGTTATATACATATTATTTAGAAATGTTTTGTTGAAATATTATTGTTTTTACCTTAATCAGATAGAAACACTTTTTATTTTTATTGCATGACTAAAAATAGTATCTATTTGATCAAGGAATAAATAAAAAAGCACATAAAAAAATAACTAGTATAACTACCTAGTTATTTTTTCTTGCTTTGATATTGCTACATACTATCTAATACCGTCGGAAAAAAATTACAAATGAAAAATCTTGACTACATCTAATTCCCATTCTAAAAGTACAAATAACAAAATAAAAATATTTCCTAGAAACCAAGACATTTTTTTATCACAGTTTTAATACTATCACAACATGTCAAATTTTACAATTACTTTTTCTTTAAAATTTTAATACTTTCTTCCTGCAGTATGCTATTTATTTTATCCGATATAATTTTGTCTATACTATTATCTATAAGTGCTTTTAACCTTGTTAACATTAGAGAAACTGCAAAAACTGGAATAGGTTCATCAATTTTGCTTATCCAAGAATTATCTGTAAGTAATTCAAGTTTTATTACTTCTTGTATAGCTTCTTTTTTCCATAAGTTAGTATCAACTAGTGGAGCAATAGCAGATTCTAGATAACTAATACTTTCAGCGTCACATAGACCTTTGTAGATTTGTGCTGCAATTATTTTTACATTGTTATGTATCCACTTAGCCTGATCTAAGTTATCATGAAAATTTACTTCAAGATAAACAGTACTTGCAATTGTCCTCATTTCAAACAATCCAGCCCATTCCCTAAAGTCATTTTGATTCCAAGGGCTTATATCATTAAGTCTAGCAAGTACTGCTTTTGTAGCACGATAACCTTTTCCACTTCCACTATAAAACCCAGCACATCCAGATCCACCACCAGCATTAGTATGTATACAAACGTGATAAGAAGATTGTCCGTCGATATTTCCACCATTTGCAGTCATAAACTCATCACTTTTTTGTACTGCTAGATTTAATTTTGTATTAGTAGATCCAGTTAAAATAGAACATAACCCACCAACAAAGCGATTATCCCTATTAAGTATAGTTAATAGTTCAATTCCAATTAATCGACAATGATCTCTTTCATTATCACCATATTTACATGAATTTTCCTCTTGAGCCGAAGGACTTATAAAAATAGGTATTCTTCCCATTAAATCTTTCCTCCCTTAGTCATTCTAAATGTTAAAATATTACTTTTAATTTCTTCAGTATCTTTTTTAATTTCGCTTATTTCTGTCTTAATTTCCTTGTTTATTTCACAATTAACTGAACAGTTTTGGATTATTTCTTGGTTTTTTTGTATCGTTTCCTGATATTTAGTCTCTCGAATTTTCGAGTCTTTAACAAAATATACTAATAATGCTACGAACAAGATAATCCACAAGTTACCCGTCTTTACTGCTTCTTCCATTAATCCTTCCATGTTAAACCTCGACTTTTTTATTATTTTTTTCGAAAAACTTTTAACTCCTTAGTCATACTTTCGACCTCTTTTGATTTTACTTTTGCAGCTGCTTTTTGCTCCTTTGTTTTAACTTTAGTTTCTCCTGTATAGTCCTCTAATGCAGTATCATAACTATCCTTTACAATACTTGCAAGCTTACTAACTTTTGCAGCGTCTGAAGCTTTTTGATAAGCAGCTGTACTAATAATATAATCCATTTCTTTTTTCGCAGTTTGTCCCATTATCTTTTGGAATTGAGACATTTGCTTTGCATCCATGCCCAATTCTTTTGCGTCTGTTTGTGTAAGTATCTTTGGGATCATACTAGAGTCACCAGTTTTTTTATTTAAGACCTGCAGCTCTCTTACTATTTTATCATTATTGTAAGATTTTGCAAAGCCAGGACTTAAAATATTCTGTAAACTTCTTTCAGCAACATTACCAGTTATTTCTTTATTTCCAAACATATCATATTTAGCTGGTAAATTTTCGCTCACAATTGGAATTTTAGATTTAAGTTGATTTATAGTAGTATCTAGTTGTGTTTTTCCCATAGTATTTCTTACTTCATCATCAGCAATTTTAGAAATTTTACCGAACATACTAGGATAAGCTTGGACCATATAGTTAATTGGAGCTTTTAGAAGTTTTTCCGATGTACTTCCTTGACCTCCAAAGGTATCTTTTATCGATTTTAACATCGACATGTTAAATAATGTATCTCCACCGCTGGCAAGCCCTTTGTATACGGAATTTAAAGCATTTGTATTATCTTTCAAGCTGCTTGAAGCTTCCATTCCCATTGCTAAAGGTACACTAAAAGGCTGTGCCCAATCAAAGGTATAACTTCCAAATGGAGTATTTATGCTATATTCCTGACTTCCAGATTCTTTCTTCAAGTTTTCTACTTTTAAATTTTCGTTTCCAGCTCCACGACCAAATCCCATGCTTCCCAGAAAAAATCCTAATCCTGCGACACTACTACCTACAACGCTTTTTGCTAATGTTTCTATTATAGTACTAGCACTTTTTTTTCCTCCTGCTTGTGCTGCTGCCTTAATTAGCCCCAATGGACTATAATCCACTGATTGTATCAAAATATTCGATGGAGTTTTAGAAAATGGCATTAATGCCTCTAGTGCCACATTTGCAAATTTACTACTACCCTTAGCATTTGCCATAAAAGTACTAAATAAGTTTGATTGTTTGTACGTTGCTTCTAATGCTCTTCTTTTTGCGTATTCCCTAGCAGCATCGGTTACATTATTTAATTTATTTGCCTGCAAATATCCACCCAAAGCATCTTCGTACGCACGTTTTACGAATGGAGTATCTCCAGCATCTAGTAGAAAATTAGATAGTTTGTTTAATCCTTCAAGTTGTTTGTTCTTAAAAATAGGTTTATTAGCTTCTAAGCTTCCCAAAGTTTCTGATTTATATTTGCTATTAGTTGTCAAATCAGCTTTTGCAACATTATCCCAATCATCATTCACTAATTTCTTTATATCTTTATTAAATGACCATCCAAACCCTTTTGTTTTTTCGCCATTTTTCACGAAAGCCTTTTCCAAAACTGCTGCCATTGTATCACTAGACTTTCGAAGGGGTACAACTAAAGCATTACCAACTACATTTCTAACATGAGTAGTAGGATTAAGCAACATTGCCATTCTGCGCCAAGTATTAAATTTTTCTAGCTTAGTTACTGGAATTTCTTGCGCTAATCTATCGTGAACACTATTCATAACTTTTTCTCTAGCAGCTTCATCAAGATATTTCATGTTATAAATTTCGTCAACTATATCACTACTAAGTTGTAAATCCTTCCACTTTGTACCATAGACTTTTTGTCCTTCTTTATTTAGCTTATCGATGTTTTTTGTAATATAATTTTCGAACACGATAGGATCTGACTTTCTAAGAATTCTAGCAGCTTGACTAAACCTACCTGTCTCCGTCAACTTTTCTGCAATATTAGAAATTATTGCTCTTGCTGTGTCAATATCTCCTCTATTTGCAGCATCGTTGGCTAACATTCTAGCAAGGGGAACATCGCTAGAATCTAAAGTTTTTGAACTATTTTCTAACTCCTTCAGGGCAATATCAAAACCCTTATTATAGCGTTGTTGAGCTTTTTCCACTGTAGTTTTATTCGTCAAAGTATCTTTCATTAATGGATTTTCGTCAAAACTTTCTCTAATATCTGCATGCATATTAGCATCGCTTCGAACATTTTTGGAAAATCCTCTTTCTTTTAGAACTGGTTCAATATTTGTCTTTTTAGGATTTAAGCTAAAAGTATCATCAATAGCTTTTATTGTATTATTAGCTTCTTTTTTTATGTCAACATTACCAATGCTTTGTTGAGGATTTAAGTTTTTTCCTTGATCAAATGGAATAACTTCTTTGCTTGGTATGCTCGACTCTATTTTTGTAGCAACTTGCAAATTATTTGGAGTTGCATTTACTTGTGGAGTATTTCCCAAAGCTAATTTGTCACTATTTGATATAGGTAAACTTTGTTGTAACTGTTTCTGTGGTAATGTTTTAGCAGTTTCTAAAATAGGTGGTTGACCTGGAGTTTGAATATTTTGTGTTGGCATTTGATTACTAGGAATAGTATTATCTAGCCCTAAATCTTGATTAGTCCTATTATACAAATAATCAGCCTCAAACCAATCATAATTCTTGTGATGTCCTTTACTTCCCTGAGTATATAATTGATCTACTGTACTAGGTATTACGCCTTTTCTACTAACTACATCAGGTTTATAATTGCTTGCTAAATCTATACTATGTTCTATTTCATGCCTTAAAACGCCAACTTTATGTTCTAATGTAGATAGTTTGTTTGGATCTATAGTTATCGTATATCCAGATAGATCCCTATTTGGGCTAATAGCACTTGTACTAAGATTACCCTTAACTTTGCCTTCCACAACAGTTATATTAGGAAGGTTATATTTTTGCTTATAAAAGTCTGCAATTTGTTGCATATCTGTAGTACCAAGTCGATTTATAACCCTTGTTCCAATGTCTTGTTGTAATTTGTTTACACTTTCTCTTGCTAAGGAATTGGATTGTTCTGGAGTTAATCCTACTAAGTTATTGTCTAACTTATATTTCGTGTTAAATTCTTGCCTTGTAAGTGGCTTAGTTGCTGTATCATTAACATTTTGTAAGTTAGATTTTATAACATTAGGATCCAGTTCTTGCTTTAAGTTTTGTAATGTTTTAGAATATGGAACATTTCTTAAGTCAGACTTTACAAAATTACTCTTGTCTGTAGTATTAAGATAGTTTTTTCCCATATCAAATAAAGACTTTTCAGCTTCAAGATTCTTAAGATAGTTTGTAATATTATTTTCTCTTGTAACTATCTTATTCCCTAACTGTTTTGTTGCATTTAATGCAGCTTCTTCACTCGTTTTCTTTGCAATAGAAGGAATTAAGTTCATTGCCTTATTTCCTATTTTAGTTCCTTTTGCTATTGCTCCCAGTGCTTCGGTTCCAAGTATGTTTGTAGGATCCGTTAATGCTTCGCCTATAAAATTTCCTACACCTGCAATAATAGGACTTGTTTGTTCAAAGTTTGCAGCTAATTTATTACCTAATCCAGCTTGGATAAAGCTAGTTTTCTTTTTCCCCAAAAGTCCTTGTATAAGTGCTTCTCCACCTGTTTGTTTTGGTAAAAAATTAGTGCTAGTTCTTGCTGTTGTTTCTGCTTCTTGCGCTGCTGCAAGTGCGTTTCTTGGTCTATCTAATATGTCCGAAGCTACGCTTATAGCTGTATTTATTTTGGGAATAACTTTTTCTGTTGCAAAAGTTTTGGGAGTCATTGGCTGTACAAAGTCGGGTTTTTTGAGTAAATTTGCATCTTTTTTAATTGGGTTTAGTGGAGTTAATGGATTTATGTTATTTGTCAATGTGCTTTTAAAAGGTTGATTTTCGAGTTTAGGTACTAAATTATAGGTATCAACCAGATTACTTGATAAAGGTTGATTTAATTCGATAAGGTTATTTTTTTGTATAGGAGCAGTAGAAGGAGTTGCCATGTTATTGAACATGGCTTGAACTTTTTCGGCTTTAACTCGTTGTTCTTCTTCTTTTTTTCTATCTTCATCTGACTTATTCCAAGCACTAGAAGAACTTTTGTATTTTCCAAAATCCATTTATATCACTCCTTCTTATTTGTATAGATATTTAGCTACTGGACTTTTATTACTAGATGTAGTTGTTGTGCCATAAGTACTTTGACCATTATTAGCAACATCGTCAAAATCTTTTTGTGTTATATTGTATTTTGTTGTTAATTTGCTAAT